ACGCCAAAGCATGGGCCTGAAAGTAACGGGGCGGACGCATTTCAGCAGGCCGCCCAGGCCAAAGCCGGAGGCATGTTCTCCGCAATTAGTAACGCCGGCGGCGCTTTTGGGAACGCTTTCGGGACATCATTAGTCGAACCGGCACCGATGGGGTTTTAGCAATTTAAAACTTTTTATGGTATAAAGGGAAAAATATTATGAGAGTGCTATCATGGCCGAAATTCCACACCCACCGTTATTCCCGGTAGAATCTGTTGAAATGGACTATTCGACCATCCTGCAACGCGCCAGGATGGGCCCGGAGGAGCCATATCCGACTTACGAATTCGGCGGAGGGAGAAAAACCTTCTGGAGTACTTTTCAAGGCGAGAATATTTACGACAAGCCGGTTGACATAACCGGCGAAACGACTATACATCTACCCGACCCCGATCTTATATCGACTAACCCTTGAGACTTATGAACAATACAAAAAACCACTTAGTAGACCCTGTTACAGAAAAAGCCCCTGTTACGTTCGATTCCGAGCAAAAACAGATTGCGGAGGACGCGCTTTCAGTTCTTAGAAAGCATTACTGGGGTTACAAGTGGGGCATCGAGTTCAGCGAAAAGGACAAAAACAACGAATGGGCGATGTACATTCGATTACTCGACGTACCTACCGACGTTGTTTACGTGGTGAACTATAAGAAAATCGACAAAGACCGCATGCGGTGCGCTATGCGCGGGGGCGGTCTGCTTCTTGAAGCGCTAGGGTTACCGGCGGCTAGAGCGACAGGGGACAATGTCCGCGGCCTAAAAAAGACTGCGGCCGGGCTTATTATTCCAGCGCACGCCGCTATGCCGGAAAACAACCCAGGCTATGAAGCCATCAAAAAGCAAAACGAACTTTTAGGAAACTAACATGATTAGGTCGCCCCTCGATCCACAGCCATCGTTAGAAGGTGGCGCCTATAAACCGGTTTCCCAAGTCAGTGCGCCAACAGTAAACCACGTCGACGGTATCGGCCAATCTAATGTAGACAAAGCGCTAGGCAGAATCCCAGCGGCGGCGGATGAGTCCAGAGCCGCGGAATTCGACTGGATTCGAGTGGCCAGAAACGCGTTCGAGTCGAGCGAGTCCTGGCTGCAGATAAATCAACGAGCTATCTGGGCGCGCAACTTTGCGCACTACCGCTCTGAGCACTCTCCAGACTCCCCAATATTGGCCGAGGCCAATCGGCACCGGGCGAATTACTTTTTCCCGAAAACCAGATCGCTGGTACGGTCGACGCAGGCTAAAGCCGCGGCGGCGTATTTCACGAGTTCTGACATCATTGCTATCGAGGCGGAAGACACCGATAACCGGGAGCAGCGTGAAGCGGCCGAGTTCATAAAAGGACTGGTAAATTACAGGCTAACCCACACGATTCCCTGGTATCAAACCGTCTTAGGCGGGGTGAGTGAGGTTTGTGTACTCGGCACCGTGGCCAGCCGCCAAGGCTGGAATTACAGGGAGGCCACCGTTCTGGTTAAACGAGAGTTCGACCCTGAGACCGGCGCGGTGATGGACACGTATGAAAATAGAATCCTATCGGACAAACCTGAAGTAACCATCATTCCGGCAGAGAACTTAAGATTCTCCCCAGCGTCTGACTGGACGGATCCGGCTAATACTTCCCCTTACATTATCGAGATGATGCCTATGTTCCTTGGGGACGTAATCACTCGGATAAAGGAGGGCAAGGATCCAAACAAAGGGGAGCCTGAATGGAAAGACGTAGGCGCTTCGGCCTTGTTAGCCGCGGGAAACCGGGATAACCTCGACACGACTCGCAGGGCGCGATCCGGCACTAGACGACTCGATCCGAAATCCAATATGATGGAAGTCGAGGACGAGTTCAGGATCATCTGGATTCACAGGAACATTGTCCGAAAAGACGGTATCGACTGGATTTACTACACCGCGGGTACGCAAGTTCTCTTGTCGGAGCCGGTTCCTTTGTCGCAAGTCATACCATGGGCCGACGGAAAACGAGATTACGTCCTCGGCAAAATGGAGATTGAAACCGACAGGCCCTACCCAAGTGGCTCTGTTGAACTGACGACGGGCATGCAGAAAGCCCTAAACGAATTAAAGAACCAGCGCTACGACAACGTTAGGCAGGTATTGAACCGCCGGTATTTATACCGACAAGGTAACCAAGTCGACGTGCGGGCCTTGAGCAGAAACGTACCCGGCGGCCTCATTGGGGTAAGCGCGCCTGGGGCTTTGGACTCGCATGTTTCTCCGTTACCGGTTCAAGACGTTACGGCATCTAGTTTCCAGGAAGAAGACAGACTCTCCCTTGCCTTTGATGATCTAGCCGGATTGACTTCCGGATCTACGGTCAACTCTAATCGCCGTCTACACGAAACGGCCACTGGTATGAACCTGATGAATGAATCCGCTAATCAGATTAGCGAGATGGAAATAAGAACTATAACGGAGACTTGGATAGAGAACGTCATTCGACAACTCGTCCAACTGGAAGCGGCTTACGAGACGGACGCAGTGGCCATGACGGTGTCCGCCAAGAAAGCTAAGCTAAAAAGAGTTCTCCCTTCGTATTTCAAATACCGGTTTAGCGTCTCCGTTAACGTCGGTATGGGCGCTACGAGCCCGACGCAACGCATGCAGCGTATTCAGGGGGCGGTGGCCACGGCCACGAGCCTTATTCCTGATGCGGCGGCGGCGATCCGAGGCGATGAAATCGTAAAAGAGATATTTGGAGCCGCCGGGTATGACAACGGGTCTCGATTCTTTGATTTTGCCAAGGTAGAGAATCTAAAAGCGAACCCACCGGCCGACCCAGCGCAGCAATTAGCGCAACAACAGATGGAAATGAAGGGGCAAATCGAGCAAGGCAAGCTCACGCTCGCTCAAAACAAACTGCAGTTGGACAATTCTCGCCTGGAAATGGAAAATCAGAAAGTTCAGGCCCAATTACGTGAAATTGAGGCAAAAATTAACCTGATAGCCGGTCAAACGGCCACCGCCAACGTCACTGCGGTATATGAAGCCTCGCAAGCGGCGGCGGTTATTGCCCAAAACCCAGGAATAGCTCCGGTAAGTGACGAAATTTTGAAATCTTCCGGGTATATTGACCATAATGCGGCCCCTATCATACCGGAATTGGAAGAACCCGTACCTGTCGTACCACCAGAAGTCGAAAATACGAGCCCACAATTCCCTCCGGAGCCGCCCGCCGCCGAATCTAGCGCTAGAAAAGGCATCCGCAGGGGTATAGAAACGCAAAGAATTGAGGAAATATGACCGATTTAGCCGGAAAATACAAAAATGACCCCTCCATGCGGGCTGTGTCCCTAGGACTGGACGTAGCGCATTTCGTTGAACACGATAAAGTCGGGCAATACCTTGTTGAAAAGGCGCACAGTTGCCGGATAGAAGCCCTAGAGGGACTGGCCACGGCGGACCCTACAGACGCGCGTACGATGATCAAACTCCAGTGGGAAGCCCGGATACCGGACATGTTTTTAGCTTGGCTGGATGAGGCCATTGCTAACGGCAGGGCGCAAGAAGAAATTATTCTGATAGAAGAGTCGTCCGGGAATGTCTGAGCAAGAAGAGCCGAAAATAAGACGGAGGGGGGATAGCCCGCGGTACGGGCGCACTCCTAAATCCACGTCTCTTAAAGGCGGCCCGATAAGTTCGGTAGAGGCGGCCCGAATAATCGCGAAGACCATAGGATTTACGGAAGCGGAAATCCGGCTAATGATGGACTGCTATGTGGCACTAATGATAAGCGAGCTGACCCAGGGCCGAGAGTTTGTCATCCCGATGTTCGGGCTATTTATTCCCCGAGCGCGGTTTAATAAAGTCTACATTGATAGGAAATCCGGAAAAGCGGAGAAGGTGATTCTACCCGTATCGATAACGACCACTTTCAGAGCGAGTCCATCCCTAAGAAATAGGCTCCGGGAAAAATCCAGGGAATACGGCCCCAAAGCGCTCGAAATAGCAAAAGATGTTAAAGAACTTTGTTAAATGTGTTGACTCTTAAAATACTTCATGATATTGATTTATAGTAAGCGTCCTAGAAATCAGGAAAAATAGACTATGGCTAAGCAAACAGCAATGATGGAAGATGGGGAAATGGCCCCTGAGCTCCCAAAACCGAATTATAAAGCGGACCCTAACGCTCAGGCTAGAATGCGCGCCGGAAGACGAAGCTCTAATTTTAATGCTGGAAAAGACCTCGAAGACGGCGTCAAGGAAGATATGATCCCTGATGGATTCGCTGACGGCGGGGAAGTTCCAGGCGAAGGCGGAGTAGTCGCCGAGGCGCACAAAGAATTAGCCGCCGTTCAGGAAGAAAAGGCGGAAGAGCAAGCAGAGGGCGAAGTTCCGACAGGTGAAGGCGAATCTCCGGTAGCCGAAGAAGGCGAGATGGAAATGCCGAAAGAAGAGTCGATGGAACCAGAAGTCCCAGCGATCGAAGGCGAAACCCCGGAACCGGAAAGCGAAGCCGAAGAACCGGCTATCGAAAAATTTGCGGAAGAAGAGATGCAGGAGCCGGAGCACCAAGAATCCGGAGCGATCGAACAGTTCGCTCAGGAAGAAATGCAGGAGCCCCAGCATTCCGCCGAGTACATGGCACCGGAAGGCGCCAGCCACGACGAGTTGATTGATCAGTACCACGAAGCATTAGCCATGGGCGACGTAGAAAACGCCAGAGCTCTGTATAAGCAGTTGCAGAATCATCGCTTCCATGAAAACCGCCACCGGGCGAAAAGTTTGGAACAAGCGGAGAAAGAAGCTAAAGCGTATACCGATGCGGTCGATGCCGTAGTTGCTAAGCACCCACAACTTGGGGAAGACGGTCTGGAATCTGACAAAGTTCTCGCACTCGTCGACGTATACAGAAATAACGGCATGCCGGCAGTACAGGCGTTGCACAAAGCGGTGACTGACCTTTATCCGGAAGCACCGATGATGCCAAAAGCGGAAGAAATGGCTCCTCCTGTAGCCAAAGAGGAAGAAATTCCTCCGGTAGCGGAAGCCAAGGAAGAAGAGCCAGCTCCAGCAGCAGAAGCTGAGCCGGAAGCGGAAAAGGAAGAAGAGCCAATGGTTCCGGACATGTCAGAACGCTTAGAAGCAAAAAAGAAAATCGTAACGTTGCCTAGTGCATCGGCACGTAAGGAGGAAGCACCGCCTCCTAAACCAGCTACGCGATCCGATGCGATTGCGGAAATGAAGAAGCGCCGCGGGCAGGCGTAAGAAAGAGCAGTAAAATTAACCCCGCATCGCTAGAGGCGGTTATGAAAACCAAAGGGAATGACTATTCCCAAAGCATAAAGCAGGAATAACTATGAGTGGTCAAATCTGGTCAATAGCCGATGAAGGCGGATACATGTGGGCTCCGAATCTGTCTGAGTACTTACGTCTCCAAAACTTGCCCGTTGTGAAATGGCGCCAGCTTTGCGACGTTAAAGAAAACGACGCGGACGGCAAGCCTTTAGTTGGCAAATCACGCGGCGAAAAATGGTATTGGAACGTTTATACCAAGCTCTCCAACAAAGGTCGGGCGTTGGATGATACCGAAAGAATGCCCGAAAGTGGTTTCAAAGTTACTCAATACTCAGGCACTATGACTGAGTATGGTCAATCTGTTCCCTACAACGGGAAACTGGAGGACCTGTCTGAGCAACCGATCAAAGAAATCATCCGAAAGGTTTTAAAAATAGACGTTGCAGAAACGTTCGACGTAGCAGCCTGGGCGCAGTACAACCAGACGTTGTTGAAAGTGTGCCCGGCTTCCGGCACTAGCACTTCAGCAATCGAGTTGACTACCAACGGTACGGCTTCTCAAACGAACAACGTTGCTTTTGGTAAAGGCCACGTAGAGCCTATCGTAACTACCATGAAAGAACGCGGCATACCTGCGTACGAAAATGGGGATTACCTCGCGGTGGCTCGTCCTACTGCATATCTGCAGTTAAAGTCTGATCTTGAAGGCGTCCAAACCTATACTGAAACTGGTTTGGCCCAAATCAAGAACGGTGAAATCGGTCGGTACCGTGGAGTTCGATTCATTGAACAAACGCATATCCCTGCCGGCGGCGCCGCAGACTCTACTACGTTCAACCCACAAACCGGCACTGCCGACGTGTGGAACAACGCGAAGTCTGACTGGATCTTCTTCATGGGTGCGGATACAGTCGCAGAGGGTATCGCAATTCCGGAAGAAATTCGCGGTAAAATCCCTGATGACTACGGCCGTGGCCGCGGTATTGCATGGTACGCCCTCGAAGGTTTCGGTTTGAGTCATCCGGATGCTGCGAATAGCAGAATTTTGAAGTGGGATTCGGCTGCGTAGACTGTAAAATACTTTAAAACGTGGTACTCTCTGCTATTCAGTAACCCGATTAGTGGAGAGTACGATGGATACCGAATTACGCAATGCCTACGATAAACTTATATCAGAAGCAAAAAGCGGTAGAAGAAAGTGGGAACCCTTTAAATACGAAGAGCACCACATCCTACCGAGAATATTAGGTGGCACAGACGATAAGGATAATCTAGTTCTGCTCACGTACAGGGAGCATTTTAGGGCCCATACGCTATTAGCTCTTATGCACCAAGACGTTAGTAATTTGCCTCTCGGTTATAACGAAGATGCGTACGAAAAGAACAGAGAGCAGGCGGCTAGACTGATAGCGCATGTTCACAAAGGGCGTAAGAAATCTGAGGGTGAAGTTGAGAATATACGAAGGGCTCGGCTGACAGCTAAACCCAGAGTATTCTCAGAAGAAGCCAGAGCTAATATGGCCGCAGCCAGAAGGAAGACCTGGGAAGAACGCAGGGCTAATGGAACCGATAAGCTGATAGCGGAAAAGGTAGTCGCTAAACGAAGAGAAAACGGCACTTACGCCATGTCTGAAGAAAGATGTAAGCAGATAAGCGAAAGGCAAAAAGGCAGGGTCCCTTGGAATAAAGGAAAAAAGGGCGTATTATCTGAGGAATCAAGAAGTAAGATGAGGGAATCAAGGAAAGCTTATTTCGCCCGAGAATTTGTTAAACAATAGAGGACAACTAAATGTCATACACACAACCAAAACGAGTTACTTACACTCGCTCAATCGCCGTAACCACTGCTACTTGGGCCATCGCACCTCCTCCTGGCGCGTCAGCAGCCCGAGTCGTTGACATCGGTGTTTCAGTCACCACTACTTATAATGCCGTTACTACTTCTGCTCGCGTAGGCGTAGGTATCGCCAGTAACGTTAACATCGGCGGATACGTTGATTTAGCGACTACTGCCGCAGGTTCGGCGGTCGGTTTTGGCACCTCTTTCAATAAAGGTGCTAACCCGCTGGTCCCCCTGATCGATTTAACAGGCACTGCTAACCCTTCAGCTATCTCGGCTTACCAGCCTGCGGTTGAGGCCCTCGGTCCTGTTCTGATCACTTTCACAGCTAACACCGGAGGTTCACCAGCAGGTGCCGGTATTGCAGAAGTGACTATCGACTGGATTTAAGCTACAATAGGCGGAGCAAAGATAATTTGCTTCCTTTACAAGACTCTTAGGAGAATACCATGGGCAGTTACCCAATGAAGAACGGCGTTCACGATTTTAATCCTGAAGACCACAACAAGATGCAGGACACCCGCAGCTTTCCCCGCTCTGGCGTAACCGCTGGCGTACAGGACGGCCTGAGTATGGTTGAAAACCTGCCGCGCGGGGCTAAACAGGCGCAGCAAGAAAACCACGGAAATAACTTCCGTCAAGAAAGCGGCACCGAATCAGTAGCGGGCAAAAACGGCAAAAATTTCGATATTCTGTACTAAAATGTCCGGGATATTGATCATCAGTCAAAGCGAAACGTGCGCGTGTCCTGAAGAAGAAACGCCGCACGGAAGCGCTCTGGAAACCGGAATCCTATACGAAGGTAACGCTTCTGGCCCTACCGGCGACCAAACTTGGTACGATGAGTCTCAAGGACCATCTTACGGGTGCGGGGAAAGGTACGACCGAGAAGAAACTCGTTTCATGACTAAGGTTCGCTCTAAAAACCGTTAAACCCTTTTCATAAAGAGAAAAACATGGCAAAGTTAGATAAGTCACGGGACTACGCAGAGGTTTTCGGACTTGATGTAGGAGAGGCCCGTTTTGTACAAGACGGGAAGCGCTTCGATGCTCATGGCGATGAGATCGGCGTTCCGGCCGAAGAAATGATCGAGGAGGATCCAGTAGTCGATCCAGTAGTCGATCCAGTAGTCGATCCAGTAGTCGATCCAGTAGTCGATCCAGTAGTCGATCCAGTAGTCGATCCAGTAGTCGAAGATCTTCAATTTTCTGATAGCGTAGACGCACCCGTTATTGAAAAGCCAAAGAAAGCTAAAAAGGTTTCTGAAGCTGACGTAGACGACATGGTGTAACATGCTGACTCTAGCGGATTTACGCAGACGAGCGAGATCGCGCCTAGACGACACGGTAGTTCCGTATCTGTGGTCAGATACGGATCTTCTTGATTACATAAACGACACGGTACGGGACGCAAGCATACGGGCCAATCTCGTAGTGCAAGACGATATCGCCATACCTTTCACCCAGAAAGTTGATTTAACCTGGAATTCGAAATATGCCTTAGCAAGCGGCGTGTTACAGGTTAAATCTATTTACCTCGACTCTATACCCACCATTAACCTGACACGGACGAGTTTCCGCAGGCAAGATTCCTACGCCGGCGGCAGGCCGGTATTCAAAGGCTCCCCCTTCGCGTACGCGCTTGATCAAACACAGGCCGGTACCGGAGACGACTCAGGGATATTTGTAAGGTCGGTAACGTTCATAGGTACACCAATTAAAGCGGATACCGCAAGGGTTAGTATAATCAGGCTCCCGGTATTAATGGAAGACGATTTTGACGTACCGGAGATAGATGAGATATGGCACCCCGATTTGATTTATGGGGTAACGGCCTTAGCGTACCTAAAGCGGGACGCCGATACGTTCGATCCGAAAAGATCGGCGAAGGATTTCTCTGTCTTTGAAGAACGATTTGGGCCTAGGTTACCGGCGGTAGTTATACGAGAACGCCAGACGGATGTCCCGCATGAGATGATAGTGGGATGAGTGCAGAAATAATAGGGTTCCCCGGCCGCACTAAGTTGGATATTCACCCCGATAAAGTACTTGAGGGGGCAAAGGGGGAGTTAGGGACCGCCGTGGTTATAGGCTATACTGGGGGTGGAAAAATATGGTTATCTTCATCAACCGGCGACAAAGCGTCCATAGTATTATTGATTGAACAAATAAAATTTAAGTTGCTAAACGGCGATTACGATTTCGAATAGGAAGGTAGAAGATGTCACTATTAATAAGCGGAAAAGACCCGGCTACCGGATCAGAAGTACCCCTAAAAGTTTCCTCTGATGGAACCCTAGTTACGTCCGGAGGGTCCGGCTCTAGCAGTGCCTCGGTCGCTCGTACAACTGCCCTAGCCGCATCTTTAGTAGCTAAAGCGTCGGCCGGCAATCTTTTAGGGGTTTATGGGATTAACACGTCGGGCTCGGATTTATATATTCAAATACACGATGCCACCTCGTTGCCATCGGACACAGCGGTTCCTAAAGATATTGTGAAAGCCTTTGCCGGAGAAAATTTCTTTTTCGAGCCGGCGGCCCCGATCCCATATGCTACTGGAATCACCGTGTGCAATTCTACAACACTAGCGACGAAGACCATTGATGGCGCGAACTGCTGGTTTACTGTGGAGTATTCATAATGCCAGTATCGAACAGAGTTAGGGCAGCTGCGCCTTCGACGACATGGTATCAAAAATCTATATCTGAATTCTGCGCTTCTTCTGATGGGGTAGCGTTATGCACCTATTTGAACGGGGTTTCGGGTAAGTTTAATACTTCTTTAGAGCAATACGTCCAAAGGGAGCTAGAGGCTTTTTGGCACCCGTTCGGCTGGTCTGCAACTACTTTGGCGTCTATAGGCGTTCCCACATTAACTAATACA